TGGTCGCCAAGATCGCCTATAACAGCATCGTTAATTTTCGACCCTAGGTCAAACGCGCTTTCTTCGCCGATCTGTTCGGCGCGTTTTGCCATTTCATCCTTGAACGAAAACACGCCGAAAACGTTTTCGCCCTCTTTGCGCGCCTCTGGGCTCAGGTAAATTTTATTCAGTAGTTTCTGAACGTCGCCGGGTGACTCTTTACGCAGTTTCTCGAATTCCTCGACTGCGAGTTTATTTTTCTTCGCGTCCGCGACCACCCGCACAGTCGCAGCTAAACTTTTTTGCTCGCGTAACCACTCTTGCCCCTTAGCTTTGATCGTGCCGGGCCATATTCTGATTTCCTGTTCGCGGTAATACTCTTTGAGTGCGCGCTCATAGCGCATCCGAAACGTGTCGGCTTTCCGGTAAAGCTCTTGCTCGGCTTTCCGGCTTTCGGCCGATTGACTGCCCCACTTCCATACAGTCAGCGCAAAACGGCGAACGACTTTTTTATACTTCGGTGCGAATTTTTTAAAGACGGTTATCATGTTTCAACGGGCGCAGGTTCTCCACCCGGTAAATCCACATCGTCACGCAAAACGCCAATAGACCTAAATCCTTTTTCAAGTTCGCGGCTGTCGTTCATCGTGACGAGATTTTCGATTTTTTGCTTATCTTCTTCGAGTTTTTCTTTCTCGGTGTATTGATACAGAGATTTAAACTCAACGTCAAACCGCCCGGTACGCTCTCTATCCGCCGCAAAATCTTTGTCAAACGCAAGAACGGTATCAACCATAAATTTAAAAACCGGCTCAATTTTGCCATGCTGCACGTCTGCCTTTAAATCTGCGTTCGTCGTCATCACGTTAAAATTGTTTGCCTGATACGCGGACTGCGACCCGAAATAAAAATCCGAATGCATCCCTGCCTGAATGCCGATAAAATCTTTCAGCGCGCTTGCGATTTCAGCAAAGCCGGGGGAAAAGTTTGACGAAAGTATATCCATCTCCGTCCCGCTATCGATGCGCGTCACGTCGTTAATAGTGAGCGTCTGATTTATGTTCGCGAGCGTCTTTTCAAGCGCGGCAAGTAAGGCGTCGTTCATCCCCTCGCCGCTGTGCTTTGTAATTATCGTCTGGGCACGCACGCACAAAACTTTAATGGTGTAAATGTAAAGATTGATCGCCTCTGCCGCTTCCCGTAATTGCGCAACGCGGTTTTCACCGACGCCGAGCATAGGTTCAAATCCCGGACAAAGGAATTTCGCGCTTACGTTATTTTTTAGAGAATAGCCGAGACAGAACAATTCTTTAACGTCGCTCGCTTCGTCGATTGCGGATAGCCGCGACTGAACAGAGTAAGAAAAGTACGAATCATTAAAAGCATTAAACGTAACTTTTCCGTTTTTTAAAATCGGGACAAGAAGCGACCCACGGGGAGAGCAATCGGAATAGAGCAACATTTTATAAAGCGTTTCGCGCGCATTAATTCGCGTAAAATAATCTGAAAGCCTTTTCGTGAGTTCTTTACCACCCTGTTGTTTTTTATCGAAAACCGCTTCCGGTAAATCCCGCAAAGCAAACGTGATTGGCTTGCGCGTAATTTTAGAAAGCGTCGGGATCGCAAGTAAATCTTTGTAGTTATACAAATACGGCGTGTAGTTTATATAATTACCGACAAGCGTCGGGTCTTTCATTGAATTGATCTGTAAACCCACATCTGAGTAAATGCTATGGTGTACCTCTTTAAATTCTTTGTACTCTTTTGTGCGACGCGTATCGACGGTGCCGTTTGGCTTTTTCGCATGCGCAGTGTCGAAAATTTTCGTTTCGAGCGCAGTCGCAATTTTCGAGTATTTTTGCGCGGTCTTGTTTTGCCACGCTACGAACGTCGAAAGTAAATCGCCAGTTTGCTTTTGCCCGGGCGTCAATCTCGCTTCGCGCTCCGCCTGATAGTCTCGCCGTATTTGTTCAACGAGTCCGTGAAACGTATGCGAAGTCACCACAGACGACACTTCATCGACTAAGTGTTTGTTTTCGGCCAGTTTAGCAAGTGGCAATTGCTGCAAAACATTTATGGCGCGAAGAACGCCGTGCAGGTCTTGTGCGGCGCTCACTCTTGCACCTCGGCGACAACATTTTCAAGCAGTAGTTCTGTTTCGACCAGAGGTTTATTAAAGCCCTTATGCTCAACCGTCGAAGGCGCGTTCGGCGCAGTCGATCCGCTTCGTATGATTTTTTTTACTTCACGTTCACAGCGTGCGGCCATTTTTTGCATAAAGGTTTTTTCCAATTGTTTTAAGTTTGCTTTCGACATTTTCGGGTCGGTCAGATTCATAAGATATTTTGTAATCAGGTCTTTTGAATTCTTGACCGCATTTTCTGCACCAACGCGAAACGCAGGCCGTGCCGGTATTTTTTCCGTACCGAATTCGTTCCAAAACGCAACGTCAGAAAGCTTAACAGGCGGCGCGTCACCCTCTTTGGGATATGTGACGCCGGATTTTGTGCCGATTAAAACGTGCATCTATTTCGCGTTGCACTGCCACACAATACGAAATTGTTCGGCTTCGAGACGCTCTTCGAGCGCCTGCGCTGCGGCTTCACACGATGCGCGGCTTTTAAATTCGTGCGTTATGATTGAGGGGTTATCGAGTAAACCGCCAATGTAAACAAGCATCGTCAGGACAAACATAAGCCCCCGAACACTTTTCACCGGCCGTGTAAAGTCTTTTGCGCAAGGTTTGTGATCCGTATAAACTGCGCCACGCTGGGGGATGTTTGCCACAGCTCAACGGCACCGGCTAAACTGTCCGGTGCGTCGTCATGCTCTGCAAATTTATTGTAGTTTGCAATCTCCGCCAAATACGCAGGGTCAGTGCCTTCGAGGGCGCGCAGCCTGTATTTGTTTGCGGCAACGTGCGACGTAATCCGTTCGTGTTTTGCCGCGCTTTGGTGTTTTTTAGTCCAGTTATTTCTCCACCCCGGCGTATAACGTTTTTCGGCTTCCTTGAGCGCGGTAAAAAAAATCTCTGTTGCGTCTGATAACTGACTTTCGAGACAAGTATCAATTGGTTTGAATTTTTGCAGCATAAGCAAAATACCTTGCTGCGTTTCCGCATCCGCTATTGATTTCGGAAAATTGCGGCCCGTAAAAATAAAAACCCGCTCGGCTCCGCGTTTTGCGACGCCGACAATCGAAAGCGACGTACTGTCTGTTTTTTTCTTGTTACTGAATGACGAGTCGATAAACGCCACGCAATAAGCACAATCCCAAAGCGCATCGATTTCAAAAGCTCCTATCATCTCCGCTTCGTCAAGTTCGCCCCACTCGCCTAAGACCATTCGTCTGTAATACAGGGGGCGACTGCGTTCTAAGTCCCTGAGGCGCGCAAGATACCCGGCAGGCAAAAACGGGTTATCAAACGACGTGCACGAAATAACTTTTCTGTCCGCGTTCGGCGCATCGACAAACGTCTTGTAAAAATCCGAATTACGCGAACCACTGTTCGACGTGATGCGTAAATGATTCGGCATACCAGGGATGCGCAAACGTTCGGCAACAGAAAGAATCACGTCGAAACGCGCCGAAATCCCCTCGTCAATAATCGCAAGACCTAGATTGAGTGAGCGGGGTTTATGCGCGTCGTCAAACGCACGAAATAAAATCTGTGATTCGCCGCGCCCAAAATCGACAACGGCTTCAGGATAAGACCCGCTACGTTGCGACGTGATTAAACTGCGCGGCACCGAGCTAAAAAACTCATGCATCGTCGTGTCGTGTAACATTTGGTAAGTCGGCGCGCACATAAGAACGCGAATTCCGGGAAACTCTTCTACGTACCGCAACGCTAAAAGTGTATTACCAATCGTTTTACCTGCGCCGACTCCACCCACATACACGACAGTTGGTTCAGTCGCGTAAATATACTCGGCTTGTTTTTCGCTGACTTCGGCTTCAAGTCGCATCGGGCGGGCTTTCTGGTAAAATATCGGGCACTATCGGCGTAAATTCTTCGCTGCGTCGTACAACCTTTATTAACAGTGTCGACCCGTTATCGTCTTCGCCTTCGCCACGTTCGACTTTACGACGTGCCTCGGCTTCGGCGCGCGCAAAATCCCCGCGCAGTTTAAAAACCATTTCGATGTGACGGGCAGAACCGCGCGCAGCGTTTGCGACAAGCGTTGCAAGTACTGCCTGTTCGTAAGTGATCGCGTCCTGTCCCGTGTCTTTTAAAATTTTCGCGCGCAGTTTAGCGGGCGTTCTAAAATTCAACGCCTTATCTATGAGCCTGTCCCAACGTAACTCTTGATTGCCGTTGTGTCCTTTGCGGTTAATCCGCACATCACCTTTTGTGAACGGTTTTAAATTTTTGTTAGAAACCGCACGGTTTGCCATTTTAAAAATCGTGTACAGTTACGATTTCACCTTTGAACCCGGCGCGTGTCAGTTTTTCACGCACTTCGTACGCATAGTTCCATGCATAATTTACGCATATTTCTGAATTGCGTATAACGTCATCCGCGTCTTTTTCAAGATAGTTCATTGCCTCACGATACGTTGAGGGCAAAGGCAGAATAAAAGCGCCGCTGCCGGGCTGGTATCTGCTAATTTTTGCAGGCGTCTCGTCGATTATAAAACGCGGAACCGCTTCAGGCTTCACCAACGAATTTATGACAACGCTTTTTGCAGCGCTGCCAAAACCGAAGAAAGTCTTTCCGGCAAGTTTGCTTTCAAGTCCGGCGAGTTTACGTGTGACAGCGCTCTCAAAATCGCCGCAGTTGAATTTTTGCCGCTCAGACAGATCGCTGCGTTTTTTGTGCGAAAGATAAGCGCGAACGCTGCCGCCATGAATTGCACTGTTTGTGACGCCGTAAAGGTAAAGGCCAGCACGCGCCGCAAGCTCGACAAAACCTTCAAGCGTCAGATAACCGATATGCTCAGCGTAAACCGTGTCGAACAAAACACCCGATCCGAAAACGTCGCCGTCGGGAAACTCAAAAACCGCAATGCCTTCGGGCGCAAGCAGCGTTTTCACCCCGCGCATAAAATCCAAAGGGTCGGGAACATGTGCCAGAACGTTCGTCGCCGTGATCGCGTCAGCCAACCTCTCGCCATTTCGCAAAAGATCGCGCGCAAAAGACTCGCCAAAAAATCCTTTGCGCTTCGGCCAGTGAATTCCGTCTTGAAAAGGCGCAACGTCGGACGGGTCAACGATCATTGTCGTTCTGTCACAGACACGATAAAGCACAGACGACAGAACGCCGTCGTTACCGCCAATGTCGTAAATTACGCCGCGTTCATTCGGCGCATTTTCCGGTAAAGCCTTAGCAAGTTCGCGCGCAAGTTCGACGCAATGGTTTTTCCACGTATTGCCCACCGGGACAAACGCATAGTTACCGGCGAAAAGTTCTTCGGGCGTGAAAGGCGCATTTGACAGCATGAACGAGCCGCATCGTTTGCACGCGTGTAGATTGTGCGGGCGTTTTTCTGCGCTTAGTGCTTCTTGCTGCGACGAATAGTATTTATTCGGCACAGGTAATTTCAGACGCGCGACCTGTTCAGTTTCGCCGGCGCAATAACGGCACATGTTTTCAGTTGTGGACAAAATGAACCCCTTTAAATTTTTTCCAGCGACGGAACCCGCCGCGATTCTTAGCTATTGCGTCAAACCAAAACCAGTCGGCTGAATGTTCTAAAGATTGCCACGCTACCCCCGCAATTTCCGAGGTGCGGAAAACGACAGAGCCGCAATCAATAAAACCGCGTTTGGGTACGGCCGCAATAATCTCGTGTTTTATGTAGTGATGCACAAAATCACAATACGCGGCAATTGCCGTTTCGTCTTCGTCGAGCACAGCGACAGCTTCGGCTAAAAAATTCGGCCCGTAATAGTTGTCGTGATTCGTGATAAGTGTAAACGCCGCTGGCGACTTGTCGAGTCCGCTCACAAAACGCCGTCTATGCGGATGCCCGAAATTTTGCGCGCGTTCCGACGATTCCGAAAATGTGATTCGCTCGTCGTCCGGCAAAAGTTTTTCATAGTTTTTCGGTGCCGGGCCGTCGTGAATTAAAAATAATCTCCAGTCTTTGTGGGTCTGCGCGATAAGCGAATGCGCGACCATCGGGTACGTTTCAAAAGCCGTTGCAAATACGTTCACAGTGCCCCCACTGCTACCATACCTGACGGCGTATACCTCAGGCCAGCCGGCGCGAA